TTGGATAATATGCGAATCGGGTGTCCATAATTTAACATATGAACCTAAAGAATGTGTGCGATTATTTAATGTATATAAAAAAGTTTGTAAAGAAGAAAATAAATTAAAAAGACGTTAAATAAAAATATATATTATTTATTTTTATTTACTTATGCAAACAAGCGATTCATATTTTTCACTTCAATCTTGTCGTGTTCTTCCATAAACAATTTCTCTACAATCTTATCGTCTCTTAATCGAATACTATATGATTTTTGTATGTTTTTTCTTCCAACTCTTCCCAACGCTTGTATCAACTTTTCTTGAGTCATATTTTGTAAATCCTTTGATAAATAACCATGACAGAATTGATAATTGGTTCCATAAATATAATCCGATGAAGCAATAATAACATACAACTGTTGCTTTTCCGCTAATTTCTTCATTATATCAATATACTTTACATCACTTTTACTACTAAACACTCCAATACCCATTAACAACAATAATTTCCATTCTTTGTTTACATCCAATGATACAATCTCTTCAACTACTGCTTCGTCAATGTTACTTGTGAAAAGATTGGTTGGTACTTCTTTGTTTGGATGCCATTTTTTATAATGCTCTTCTCGATTTGGCACATACTCTGGACTTAACTCTATCTTTTTCATCTTTTTCATAAACGCATTTACTTTTTTGTTAAATTCGTTTTGTATTTTGGCTTCTTTATCACTTTCACGCGCACTGTCTAATATCTTGTCGTTTATTTTGTCGGTTCTCTGCTTTTCTTCTTTAATAATCTCATTTAATGCATCCCTATACTCTTCATTGGTATCAATAATGTGTAATAAATCACTCAATACCTTTTCTGGTATATTAGATGCTTTTAAGTAAAACATTCCTATTTTTTCTACATCATTTGTCATAAAGATAGTTGGTCCATCGGTTAATGTTTCTGCATCAGATGTGGTTAATTTAATAGTAGATACAACAGTTGGTTTATTTTTACTTGCTTTATATGTTTTAAAATCCGATTGTTTTATTTGCCTACATAATGTTAAATAATACAACTTGATACTATGAATTGTTATATCAGATATAGATTCAAAATATTGACTTGGTTTATAATGTTCTGGTATATTGACATTTTCCAATGCGTAAATAATAAACTTAGACGCTTCTTTTACATCAATGTAGCGCAACAATGTTTTGTTTTTTGCCACAAACTTAACACTTTTCTTGAATTTTTTATAATCATCGTATTCATCGTGTAATACAACAACATTTCCACTGGTATTTAAAAGTTGTATGGTTTTGTTACAATCATAACTAACAATGTTGAACTGTTCTCCTTTAAACCGTTGTTTAAAACTACCAACCATTGGAAATATCTCTTCGCTGGTAGGTAATGTGGCCGAAGAAAGAACTACGTTTGGTATTTCATTTTGCGTCCAATTTTTCTTCATAATATCGTGGAAACTATGTTCTTTGTAATCCAGCGTGATAGTTGGTTCATCCCAATACCACAATATATCTTCTTTTTTGTTAAATGCCAACATATAGTTCATGGCCGGTAGATACGATTGAATGTCTGTGATAATGATTTTTACCTTTTCACCATTGCTATTGTCAACTTTAAATATCCCACCTGATTTGCGATGTCTAACAAAATCAGTGACCGCATAGTAATGTAGGCGAATATCATCTGGAGTTTCGCATCCAAAAGCAATGGCGATAGGTATTTCCAACGCAATACAAGATTTTGCCAATTGAAGACCAACGTGTTTTGCGGCACATGTAAATATAAGCGTTTTTTGATTTACTAATCCAACAGGAGTCATTGTTTTACCAGTTCCAGTTGGTGCTTGATACAATATTAGTTTGGGGTCTTTATTGCCTTGAATTAAATCAAACATTTTTTTTTGATGACGAAATAAGGATACGTCATTGTATTCAGTTAAAAGATGGTTTTCCTCAATGTATTTGTGGGAATGTTTTATTAAATTGGTGATATCAATGCTTTGTTTAAATGTATCCAAAACATAATCTACAAATTTCAACAATAAATAGTTTACTAATTTAACCTTGCGTTTAGACAATTGAAGAAGGGAGTAATAGTAATAACACTTCTTAGATAAACTACTTGTTTTAAAATACATTGTAAGTTGTTCCATTAATACATTTTCAAATATATTTGTTTTCTTTAATATTTCATTGGTATTTACCTTGCGTATTCTTATCTTATTTGCTTTTTTGATATTTAGTTTTTTTATATTAATTCTAAGTTTATACTTAAGGCGATGTTCTTTTATTATTTTGTGTATTGGTTCTTCGTAATATTTGTTGTAAAAGTATTTATGGAAGTCTTCGTAGTCTTCTACATTAATTTTAAGGTATCCAATCAATGAGTTGTTTGGATTTTCAGTTGCATTTGTGTTGTAATACGAGCGATTTATAAATTTAAGTATATACAACTCTTTTTTATTTACGGGTAGTTCCAAGAATTCCCATTCACTTTTGGTTAGTTTTTGTTGAGTTAGATTCATTGTTATTAATAAGTCTTAGTGTTTATGTTTTATTAATATAATTGTTAATATATTAATAAATCAATTTTATGGATAAAACATATGAGTGTCAGTGTCTGTTTTAATGTAGGTGTCTGTATATATGTTAATCTATTCTGTCTTTTAATAAATTGTTGTAAAAATGACTAGGTGGTTTAAACTTTAAAATGTCTAATTCATCGGTAGTAGTGGGAAACTCATCTCTCCCATATATGTCTTGAAGAAGCAACCATTCAAACATTCCTCCTTTGTAAGCAAAAACGTTACAAAACCCTAATGAAATCAACTGTTTTTGTTTTTTTTCTATGTTTTCATCACATCCATGTTTTCCATATACAATAATATGAACGTATTTGTTTGTTTTTAAACATTCGTTTATTACATTAACTTCATTTTTCACGTCTATTGTATGTTTTATTAAACAGCCTTGTTCATATTCTTTGAGAACGTTTATTAATATAGTGGAATTTGTATTGGTTTGCTTGTTTTTTATGATATGTTGGACGTCTTCAAAATTGTAATTTCTACTTTGCTGTTGTCCCATATATTTGTTAATATTATTAATAGTATTGTATTTAAATAAAAATATTCAATCTTTATTTTGTTAGTTGGATAATGTAAATAATAAAATTATTCGTTAATTTTATAATTTTGTATTTATAGTTAATTAATTAAAATTATCATTATATTAATAAATAAAATTTAATAAATTAAATTTATGGTTTGGTTAATAAAATTATGATTCTATTAATAAGTTATAGTTTATATTAGTTAAATTAGTTGGAGTATGCAAGACCACCCATTCCACTCATTACGCGAAGAACGTTGTAGTTAGTGGCGTATACGCGAACCTTGGCAGTTGCCGTGTTACCGATGGCAGCAGCAGAAACAACAAGTTGAAGAGTTGCGTTATCGATACGACTGAAGTTACAGGTTCCAGATGGCTGGTGTTCTTCAGGGCGAAGAGCGAAGGAATAGCAGTTAATTCCGGCATCTGGAGAGCGTGTGTGGTGTTGGTATGGCTGAACAACGTCGAAGTATGAACCTTCACGTTCACTGAATCGGTCTTGTCCGTTAAGTTGCAACTTGGCAGTAACAACTGGATTTTCACCCCAACAGTGCATCTTAAGGGCGGTTTCGGCAAGAACGAAGGCACCGGCATCAGATACACCAGAGGAAGCAGTTGCTCCCAAAGCACCAGATACATCGGCATCAACACCAGCGGAGTTGGAAGCATCCATGGCACCAGCATCGGCGAACATACCGTGATCACCGATAACATTGGTAACTTGTGCGTTACTGGAGAAGGCGCGGATGGAGTGTGGAAGAGCATCCAAAGCATCCGTGTAGTTAAATGGCTGAGCACCAAGAGCAGCGTGAAGTGCTTGGCCAGCTACGAAAGAATCACAGTAACTGACGTTAACATCTGGCTGAACGACCCAAACAAGTTCTTTGCATGGGTGATTGAAGTTAAGTTTAACTTTGTTACTGGAGGAACCGATGGATTCATCACCAGTGAACTGAAGTTGTTCAATCAAATATTCGTGTGGGTTTTGGGCCATGCGACGACGTTCATCGGTGTCCAAAAAGATGTAGTCAACATACAAGGATGCGGCTACAAGGGATTTGCTGTAGGCAGCAGTTGATTTGTGGTTACCGGTTCCGGAGTCGGCTACCATGTCAACGGCGAACAAACATTCGTCCAATGGGCGAAGTTCGATGTTGATCTTAACTTCGTGGTATTGAAGTGCGATCAATGGAAGTGCAAGACCAGGGTTGCGGCAGAACCAGAATTGTAGTGGAACGTACAAAGTGGTTTCTGGAAGTGCTTTGCGTGGTGCGCATACAGCTTCTGGAACAGAGGCAGATGAGCAGGCAGTTGCGACTTCAGCGAAGTCAGGGTCGGTCAAGTAAGTAAGTTGAGTGGTGTTACCAATCATCTTGTTGTAACCATCTTCTTGTTCAGAAGTAAGGGTAAGCTGGTTCCACAAGTGCATCCAGTCACCGTATTGTCGGTCGATACGTTGTCCTCCGATTTCTACTTCAACCATGGATACCATTTGTTCACCTGGACAGTCCAACCATCGTGCGTGTGCTGAATCGGAACTGCTGATTTCAGGAAGAGTTACCTGAAGGTAAGTTCGGTATGCAAGATCACCATTTCGCGATACAGTGCATTGAACACGACGACCGAAGTCGGCTTGACCGTTGAAGGTCTGTTCAATGGATTCCATTGCGAAGTTAGTGTGTCTGCGGTATGTAACCTTCCAGAAAGTGATCTGGGGATTACCAGTTAGATACACATCTTGTGCGCCGTAAGCTACTAGTTGCATGAGTCCTCCTCCCATATTATAATATAACAAAAGAAAAAAATTTTTAGATTTTACACATTAAATCGTTTTTTTATACCTATTTTTTAGATAGAGTAATGATTTTTTCTAAACCAAACCAAATTTTGTATATTTTACACAAAAATTAGTTATTTAATATTTGATTGATATCCAAATTCTCACTCATAAACCGTCTTAAATAAGAATCCAAATAAACTTCTTTTTGATTGTTATGCTTTTTTTTAAATACATAACAATTATCCGCTTTTTTAATAGACCATCCATTTTCTAAAGCATTGTATAATAATGTCATTTTCTGAAGCTTTATCAAATCAATATTAGTTATTTCTTTTTCATTAAATACGATTTTGTTTGGATTATCCATTATATATTGAAAATGATTTTTATAAATAATGAATTTACGAATTATTGCTTTGTAAAATAATGATTTTGCTAAACAATTATCGAAACTATCAATTAAATAGAAGAGTTGTATGTATATTATTAATGCCGAATTTTAAGCCTAAAAATCAAAAAAAGTTGGCTGTTAATAAACATAGTATAACTACACTAGACAACAAACATGATGAAAAAATGAAGGAATTTAAAGAAATTTCAGATAAAGGTTTGCCTAATTTAAAAGTTAAAATCAAACAGCTAAAGCACCGTATCCAAAAAAGCAAAAATATGAAGATAGAACAGCGATTGGATTTGGAAGACCAAATAAAAGATAGTAAGTTAAAGATAAAACAGTTGAAAAATAAAAAGAAAAAGTATTTACTAAACAATTCTGATTTAATATTTGATTACTTTGAAAAAAAGAAGAATTTAAGTGATGGTAAAACAAACAAAAAGAAGATTTTACACTCTTTTTTTAGTAAAACAGATGAAAAGATAGATGTTAAAAACAATAACGATACAATCGTTCAACGATATTTCAATAATATTGATAACAAAATAATAGATATGAAAAACTATGAAATCAATTATGAAATATGTCCTAAATGTTCCGGTGAATTGGTTCAAGTTGAATCAGAAGGTATATTGATATGTAAAAAATGTAGTTATCAAAGTAAGTTTCTAATAGAACATGAAAAACCATCTTATAAGGAACCACCTAAAGAAGTTTGTTTTTATGCTTATAAACGTATCAATCATTTCAGAGAAATACTGGCTCAATTTCAAGCAAAGGAAACTACACAAATCCCCGATGAAGTTATTGATAATATTAAAAAACAAATAAAAAAGGAAAGATTAACGCTTGAAAACATGGACAACAAGCGGGCAAAGGATATCTTAAAAAAGTTGGGTTACAACAAGTATTATGAACACATTCCATTTATTAAAGATAAATTGGGAATAAAACCACCTGTTATGCAACCAGAATTAGAAGACAAGTTGTGTAATTTGTTTATGGAAATTCAAAAACCATATAGCAAACATTGTCCAGATAGTAGGGTGAATTTCTTAAATTATTATTATGTCTTGTATAAAATGTGTGAATTATTAGATGAGCATAGTTTTCTGCCTTATTTTCCGATGTTAAAAGACCCGGTAAAAAGAATAGAACAAGATGAAATATGGAAAAAGATTTGTTTGGAACTAAATTGGGAATTTATTCCTACTCTTTAATTTAATCTACTCTTTAATTTAATCTACTGTTTAATTTAACCTACTGTTTAATTTAATTAAATTATTACTATTATTGTTATAAGTAATAATTTAATGTATAATAATCTTTATTATTGGATTATGAACTTTATTATTGGATTATGATTTGATATTTACATACCCATTCGTGGGAATCCAACAAGGTTGGCACCGATACCGAATCCAGCACCGGAACGGGCAGATACTCCCATAGATGGAACATATGTGTCCAAAACAGAGAAGGTAGCAGCAGCGGTCAATGAAATCAACAAAACTTCGTCCAAGTTCAATGATCTCTTTGGGATGGCGTAGGCAGCAATAGCAACCATTAAACCTTCAACTAAATATTTCACAACACGACGGAGTAGTTCTCCTAAATCAAAAATTTCTCCTAATTTGTCAAACATATTATATAATAAATAAATAAAAAAAAACTTAAACAATAAAGATATTATATATGTATAATGGCAGAAATGGCTTACCAAAATAAAATGAACGCCGATGGCACCGAAAACCCTAAGTATGTTGACTTGTTGGAAGAAGACAAGGCAATATCAGGACAGAAATTTGTGTGTGTATCGTTTGTTAGTCCTGAAAATATCTTGAAACGTCGTGAATTGTTTATGTTTGAAGAATTTCTTAAAAACTATGATTTTTCCAAATCCATGGAGAAGTTTTCACAATTCCTTAACTTTTTGTCTTACAAATACAATCTTAATTTTGAAACATTGATGGGTGATATGCAGGAGTTTGTGAAAAGTGAAAAAGATGACCTTAAAACAAGTGATATCTATGATTCATACAAAACGTTTTTGGACAACCATGAAAACGATTTGGACGATGAATTTAACAAGCAAAACAATTTTCAAACAAGTGTTCGTGGATTAAAGGTCCGTGGTTCTTATTCTACTCAAGAAGAGGCTGAATTGAGATGTAAATTGTTGCGTGAAGTAGACCCAAATCACAATGTCTATGTTGGTCCAGTAGGAGTATGGATGCCATGGGAACCAGAAGCATACAAAACCGGACGTGTAGAATATTTGGAAGATGAACTTAATCAATTGATGCATGAGAAAAATACCAACGAAGCAAAGGCAAAACAAGAGTTTGAAAAGCGTATTCAAGAAACAAAGAGAAAGGCAATTGAAGAAAATGTTAAATTGGCCAGAGAAAGTGGAAACAAACTAACACAGCGATTGGATAAGGAAGGTAATTTGGTAGGTGTAAATAATACAATGGAAGAAGATTTGAAACAGTTGGAAGATACTAGTTCAGAAGGTATCAAAAAGGCTTTGTTTGAAGGAGACAATATTGTTCGCAAAAAACAAGACTAAGTGATTCACAATAACATACATAACAAACAACAACAAACAACAA